ACGATAACGTATGCTCCATTGTTGGTCTTGTTCGCCAATGTTCGAACTGAGCAACCTCGAGTTCTCCGAGTGGTTTAAACTCATACGGACACTTCGATTCAAGCACAAGCAGTTCGTCATAGATAAACTGAGACGCATCAAATAAGATGTCCTTCAGGTCGTTAGGAAACGCTTCGATGTGATCGAGTGGTGTCGATGTCATCACGCTGATGTAATCGGTCGGCGTTGCATCGGTCATCCGTTGAAGTTCGAGGACGTCTCTAACAGTCATCTCGCTCCACGATGTCGGGAGTGTCCTCTTGTAGTGTTGGTCCAAGACCTTGTATTCAAATCTTACCATGTCAGTCGTGTTACCATGTGTAGTCTAACTCCTCCTTAGTTGTGTAATTCCAAACGGCATAACGCAAAGCATCCATCGCATCGTCCAGGAACTTAACAGGCTCTTCCAAGCTCTTGCCGTTCTTATCGACTTTCCACTTATAGGAACGTATCTCTTTAATCACGTTGGTACTCTTGCGTGTAATGTATATCTTGTAACTCTTTACTTTCTGTATCCCATCCCATACCGACTTATCAGCCTTATGGATATTAAACCCTGCTCTAAATATCTCTTCAATCGTATCGGGGCGTGCTGCATCGGCATAGATCGTATCGGTTGGAACGACTGATGTCATTCGGTCAATAAGTTCCTGGGGGATAAGTCCGGATTCATATACAAGCTCATCAACGTATATAGCCTTGTTCTGCTCGTCCACGGCAACGTCAAGCAATGCAGTCGGGTGGTTAAATCCAAAGTCAAGCCCTTTCACTCGTTCCAATTCGCCTGGCATCTCATCGACTAGGTGCCAGTTGGTGTAGATTAACCCTTCAATCTTACCAGTCATGCCTCGACCATATACTTTCCATAACTGTTCGTCTTGTTCACGTAACGCTTCGATGTTTCGAACGATGGATTCAGGGCAAAATGGATTATGTCGGTAGTCTGATATCAATAACCTGCGTTCATCTTCGGGTAATGTTAATACCTTCTCATGTACCCAGAACTCACTCGACGGGTTATAGTCAATAAACGTTTGACGCTTGGTCCTAATCTGTAACTGTGTGTAAACCTCAAATGATACACCTTGTGCTTCGTTCAGAAACAGATAGTCTCGCTTACCATTCTTTGCGTCCTGCTCGTTATCGTAAGATTCAAACTCAATAATACTACCCGACTTAAACGTATAGATTCGTTCCGATTTGTTATAGTTCGCCACCTGCTCTGCAAGTATCGGTTCGCTTAGAACGTATTGTTGAAAGTCCCTCAAAGCTCCACGCTTTAAGTTCGGGATATCTTGCCCTACAACTGTGATGATGCTATTCGGCTCTTGTACTGCTCGTATCGCTAATACCTGCAAAATACATACCGTCTTGCCACTACTCGAACCGCCCTGGTTAACGACGATTGGCTCGGTTGCGTTTAGGTTAGCTTCGAATAGTACGGATGTCTGCATATTAATCGTCTATGTCTGATTCACTCGATGCGATACGTCCCGATGCGGGAAGTACCTCAATGGTTAGCTTGGATTGGATTGGATTGTCAGCGTCGCCTTGCAGGGTTACCTTGTCGCTAAACTTCTTCGGGTTTAACTTACCAAGCACCCATTTTCGTGCATCGATACGAACACGGCTACGTTGTACAAATTCATTATCTAGATACGGGTTGCCATCCTTATCGTATTTAATATCACCGCTTGAATCGTCAGCAATATCAATGATTTCATCAAACAAATTCTCTGCACGGAGCTCACACGCACGTGCGTATTGTTTTACTAAAAGTTCATCAGATTCAAGCCACTTATAGAATGTTCTCGTACTCGGCATGTCTGAATCCTTGAGAATAGTACGTAAAGATTCGCCTCGTTCAATACGTTCTAAAATTAGATTGAAGCTATCGGTGATCTGTGCTGGTGTATATGCCATATCATTTTGGGTTATACGCAAATATACGAAAACGGAATGATTTGATGCAAATTTAATTACATTACTACTCCCATGGTAACATCTCACCGCATATTGCACTAAACTCAATCATCGTTTTAATGTACATTTCAAGTTGAATATCATTTAGAATATTCATTCTAATATCAGGCAACCCCGCTGCATCGTATATAAAATCTTCTCTACCAGGATAATAATACAAATGCGTTTTATCCATACAATCAAGGTCTAATTCATAACGTGTAGTGTCTTGAAACCATACAAAACCTAACTTTTGCAATAACTCTTTACTTATCATAACTCTATTACTTTTTTTAGTTTAACTATTTCTGTCTCTAACTGCTTAATCTTCTCCTCCTGCCATGCCACCGTCCTAATCATATCCATATTTAATCGTGTTGCCACCTCAGAGCGTTCGTATTGAACGATAATATACTTACTAGCACTATGTAGCCACTCGGCATATTTTTGCATTTGTAGAGCCTTATTTTCGTCTTTTGTCTCGATTACCGCTTGTTGATACTTGACCGATAAGATGTCGAGTTGGTTGACGTGAGTTAATTTTTCGATGATTGGTAACATCGGAGCGGCTGAGCGTTGTGGATTAGAATGGGATTTCTGTATCATTTGGTTCGGGATTAAAATTTTTACTTGGTGTTAATGGTTCGGGTTGTAATGGCTTAGGTGCTTCAAATTCTCCAAATGAGAACTGCTTATTTCCGTTGTAATATTCGTAATACTGATTCCTTCCTGCATCGAAGTACATATTCACCTGCCCGGTCTGTCCAACTCCTTTTGGCTTAGATTTCTGCACGATGATGTGAGCTTCGTTTTTAGCAAACGGAGTTCCATCCGCATCGTTCATTTGGTGGTTTGGACGATACACACATATCATCTGCTCACCTTTTCTGAACGCAGCCTCACCATTCGCAATCCTACGAGGGTCGGCAGGTGGGTAATAAAACGTTCCTGAATCCTTATCTCGCATCTGCTGGTCTTTCTGATTCGATACGTGCATAACAATGCAGTGGTGAATATTTCGTTCTCTAGCTTGAGCTCTAACCTTACCGAGCACTCGTTCCATGTACATATCCCTGGCTTCACCATCAAGCTGATGCTTCACCTCATTGAACGGATCGGTCGTAATCGTTGAAATCTTACAAGCGTGTTCAGATTCGGTCTCATCAATTAGCTTATAGAAATCATCCATAGTCACATCCTTAACGCCTGGGTCGATGATGTAGAAGTACTCGCCAACTTCCTGCTGAATCCGAAACATCTCAGCCTCGGTCATTCGTCTTCCTTGTTTCGATTCAATTTCAAAAAAGCTAAGTCCCGACCATTTGTGCAATATTTCAGCAAATATCTCAGCAGGTGTTCCCGTCTCAGGTGAGAATATGATATGCTTGAGTCCGAACTGCTTGGATAAGTTTACAAGTATCTGAAACCAAAACTCACTCTTACCTGAATAAGGAGCACCATAAACGTATGTCGTTGCTCCGAGCTTGATACTCACCAACTCGTCTAATCCTGCAAATCCAGTCGAGTACCCTTTGGTCAGCCCCGTATCGTATAGCTTCGATATCGCTTCATTATGATCGTGTACTTTCGTTACTTGTTTCATAGAATTGTTCCGTTACGTTTCGATTGTTCGATAGCTCTCTGCCTAGCTGCCTCGCCAAGTATGTTGATAGATGGCAGACCAGTGTTCGGGCAGTAACCCCAGTCGTATGGATTTGGAACATCAAGTCTTGGGTTCGCTACTTCTCTGCCTGATGGAAGTTTACGAGTAGTACGTGGTGAGAACTTAGATTGATTCTGTTCTATCCAGTTTTCCAATTCTTGTTCGCCCATTACTGACCATATCGGTTCGGTTTGAGAAGAAAAAGAATCGGCGAAAGCCGTATTTTCTTTTCTTTCTTTTCCTTTCTTTTCTTTTAATGGTTTCGTTTGGGTTATACTTTGGGTTATTGGTTGGGTTTCGTTTGGGTTATTGGTTGCCTTTGGTCTACCTCCTTTTATGCCATTTTTATACCCCGTTTCTCGGCGGTTATTCATCTCTTGCATACGAGCGTTTAAGCTATTTGAGTAGAACGATGTTCTATCTTTGCATAATAGTCCTAGCTCAACACACTTAGATATTACGGCGTTTAATTTAGGGTAGTCTATTCCGAGAATAGTAGATAATAACTCTACGCTGGACTGATCGTGATTGAATTTATAGTCAGTTGATTCTCTTAAGGTTTCAACAACACCCCAAAATAATCCAATACCCTCCCATCCAAATTGGTGCTTTAGTTTAAGCATTTTTATATCTCTCGAAGCAGAGGAATCATGCGAGAAGTAATATGCGTCTTTCTTTTGTGACATAGTTTTAAGTTTGAAACTACAAATATTTAACGTTTATATTAATTAAGCTTGCTTCGGTTTAACAAACTTTACCCCATCTATCTCGACTATCTCGATAATTTGGTCTTTAGCTTGTTTATAAACCCAAGTAGTAGATACGCCCATCTGCTTTGCATAGGTCGAAATCTTGATTAAATCGGTTCTTGTTCTTTTCATATTGCAAATATATATAATTTTAGTTTGAAGTTTCAAACATACGCATGTATAAAGTTATCCACATTAAAGCTAAGACTTTAATTCTTTACGATTTTTTAAAGCCTTAGCTTGCAAATATCTAATCAGTTTTTTTTTAGCTCGACCTGGCGTTGCAGTTCAAGTAGCTCCTCGATGGCTTGTTCTATTTCACTCATTATCTTCGAAATTAAACCATTCTAGTCGTTGCTTAACTAACTTGATGAGAAGCTGTTGCATCTCTTGTCCATCCTTTGGATATAGATTAAACTTCTGCTCTTCAGCGTCATCGATATCTTCTAGTTCTTCGCTCATATTAACAGAATATAGGTGTCTTAATTGTATATCCATACTTCTCGTTCAGAAGCGTATAAGCTTGGCATGGCACTTCAGGTCTGAATCCTAATTTATATCCGTAACCACTCAGTCCAATCATCGAACCATTCACGCACGAGTCTTGTGTCGGGTAAAGGTTCTGATGGAAGTGACCAAGGAAGTTCATGTCGGCATGTTGTTGCTGGTTCTTACGATGAATGAACT